GCAGCAAAATCTTATGCAGTTTTATGACCAAGGCGGAGCTCAAATACCACCAGAGGAGTTAAAAAGTTTAGCTGCTGGTATGAAAGATACTGCTATGCGTGAGATGAAACACGAAGCTGAAAAACGTGTTGACCGTATGGAAAAGAAAATGGAAGACCAACTTATAGAAGGTGGTTATGTTAAATCCTTATTTGAGTTCACTAACGATATTGCAACGTACCCATACGCTGTACTAAAAGGCCCAGTTCCGAGAAAACGTAAAGTTATGAAATATAGCGATACCGGTGGTTTGGAACCTTCCGAAGTTGTACGTGATGAGTGGGAAAGAGTAGACCCGTATAAGTTTTATTGGGCTCCTTGGGGAGACGATATACAAAATATGCCTGTAATAGAGGTTCATCATTTAACTAGAGAAGACGTCGAAGCTATGATAGGCGTCGAAGGCTACGACGAAGACGCAGTGCGAGCGTTGTTGTCGGATTTCGGTGCAGGAGGTATTGACTGGTTAGACCATGAAGATTCTGAAATGGAAGACCTAGAGGGTAAAGATTTTGATGATGTAGAAAATGATTTGGTGGGGGCTATTCAACTGTGGGACTCTATACCAGGTACTTTACTTCTAGAGTGGGGTATGAAGGAAAAAGAAATTGATGACCCACAAAGGTCATACCCTTGTGAAGTTTGGATGGTTAATAACACAGTAATAAAAGCCGTATTAAACTATGACCCATTAGGTCGTAAACCATATTATGTCACGTCATTCGAGAAGGTACCAGGTCGTATCGACGGAAACGGAGTAGCAGATTTATGTATGGACGCGCAGAGTATGTGTAACGCTGCAGCTCGTTCACTATCAAATAACATGGGTATAAGTTCTGGCCCACAGGTAGGTGTAAACGTAAGTCGCTTACCAGCTGGAGAAGATATTACACAAATGTATCCGTGGAAAATTTGGCAGTTTCAGCAATCGGAATTTGGAGATTCATCTCCACCAATGAACTTTTTCCAACCTAACTCAAATGCTAATGAGCTTATGGCTGTGTTTGACAGGTTTATGGATATTGCAGATGAAATGACAGGTATACCTAAATACATGACAGGCCAACACGTACCAGGCGCAGGCCGTACGTCGTCAGGTTTGTCTATGTTAATTTCTAATGCGGGTAAGAGTATTAAACAAGTAATAGCAAACATCGACCATGATGTATTAACACCTATGCTAGAGAGACAGTACCAGAGAAATTTAAGGTACAGTGATGATATGGACTTAGTAGGTGATGTACAAATTATTGCGAAAGGTGCTATGTCACTGGTTGTTAAAGAAGCTGAGTCTGTACGTAAGACTGAGTTCCTAAGATTAGTACTAGAAAGTCCTGTGGCTCAACAAATTGTTGGATTACCAGGTACAGCTGAGTTAATGAGAGACCTCGCTGGAAACCTAAACGGGAATATTGATAGATTAGTGCCCTCTAGAGAAGATGTAGAAAAGCAGCAGCAAATGGCTCAACAGCAACAACAGATAATGATGCAGTTACAACAAGAGCAAATGGCAGCGGAACAAGCAGCTAATTTACAAGAAGATGGAACAGAAATGGGTGGAAGACAAGATAATTTTATGGCGCAAAGGCCTAATGGCAGGTAAATTACTTCCACTACATAAAATTATTTGGTATTATACGAAGAAATGATTAACGTTAACTCTTTAGAGATGTCGGAAGTCTCAGCGCTAAATAGGCTGAGAGAACCAGGAGTAAATAAAGTGTTAACTGTACTCGAGAACGAACTTGCGAGTACAAAACAAAAGTTGGTCTACGCAAATGACATGGGAACAATCCACCGTTTGCAAGGTAGAGCAGAAGCTTTTGAAGATTTACTGAAGGCGGTAGAAGAATCGCCTAAAGTTAAGGAGCGTTAGAGATAACGCATTTGTTAAGCACACCATAACGGGAGCAGCATACAACGCGCTGCGAAACAGAGCTGGTGCTTTAAGGGAGAAAAAAAATGGCTAAATTGCCGAAACAGGTACAAGAGCAACTTGATGAAGTTGAAGAGTTAGAGAAACAATTAGAAGCCCAAGGCGCAGAAGAAGCCGAACCAGAAGTTAAGAAAAAGAAAACTTCTAAGAAAGCCAAAGCCGAGGATACAGAAGTTGAAGTAACAGATGACCAACCACACGAGGAGCCTGTAGCAGTAGAAGCAAAGCCGGCTGACGATTCTGTGGAAGAAGTATCAGAAAGCTTTAAGCAGAAGTACGCTACCTTACGAGGAAAGTATGATGCAGAAGTTCCTAGACTGCACCAGCAGGTTAAAGAACTTACTGACCAAATGAATGCTATCCGCGAGGAAGCCGAAGCTGCAAAGAAAGCAGAAGCTGAGAAACCGAAAGAGAAAGTTAGTTATGTTACCGATGCTGATCGAGAAGAGTACGGTGATGATTTGATCGACTTTCAACGTCGAGTTGCAAAAGAAGCTTACGAAGAGCGTTTTGAGCAACAGGCTAAAGTAATTGAAGAACTGCAAAAGCAAATTTCAAGTACTGGAAACCAAGTTGGAGAGGTAGGTTTTACCCAGAAACTAAATAACTTAGTCCCTGGATTTGACCAACTTGACAATGATGAACGTTGGGTTGCATGGCTAAATGAGTATGACCCTATGACTAGGGGGCCACGCAGAGATCAAGCTCAAGCTGCCTTTAACGCAGGGGATGCAGAAGCGGTAGCTCACTATGTGGGTTTATTCCGTGAAAGTATTAACGAACCTGTAGCTAATGGCAAGAGCGATCGCCAAGCAGAGCTTGAAAAGCAAGTAACACCAAATCGTTCTGCTAGTGCAGTGACTACGAAGAGCTCGAGCAAGGACTCTAAAGTATATTCAGAAAGAGAATTGAATAATGCTTGGTCTAAGATTAGAACTCTAAATACACAGGGCAAGTATGACGATGCGGAAAAACTTGAAGCTGAGTTAACAGCTGCATACCTGGACGGTCGAGTTAAGTAAATACAACTAGCCATTAGGTACGTAGCCTTAACCCAAACTGTTTATATAATGTTAAGGAGAACCAATAATGGCTCATATATTTCCCGTAGTAGGCTCTGGTGCGTTTGACACTAACCCTACGTATTCAGGTAGTTTTATTCCACAATTGTGGTCTAACAAACTGAATGCAAAATTTTTCGCGAACACAATGATGACTGAAATCGCCAACACTAGTTGGGAAGGCGAAATCAAGAATCAAGGTGATTCAATTCGCATCCGTACTGCACCGTCAATCACTATCAATGATTACGCCGGAGCTGGTACGACTTTAGCAAGTGAAGTTCCTGTACCAATTTACCAAGATTTACAAATCAACAAAGGTAAGTACTTCAGCGTACAGGTTAACGATGTATTAGCACACCAAGCTGATATGGACTTGATGAACATGTTCACTGATGACGCTGCTAAGCAGTTGAAGATTGCAATTGAAAACGAGTGCTTCTTCCAGTGGTTTGTAACAGAAGGCGCAGCGGCGGCCAACAAGGGCGCAACAGCTGGTGCTATCTCAGCAAGCTACGGTTTAGGTACTGACGTTGCACCTGTCAACCAAGCTACAGCTGGTGAAATGTTAAAGATGATTCTACGTATGTCAGCTGCGTTAGACGAGCAGAACGTACCAGAAGAAGGTCGTTGGTTGATTATGTCACCACACGATCGTCACATTCTGATGCAATCAGACATTGCGCAGGCTTACTTCACTGGTGACCAGTCAAGTATCGTTCGTACTGGTAAGATTGGAATGCTAGACCGCTTTACGGTTTATGTTTCTAACTTACTACCTAAAGGTACAACTGGTAAGGCTTTAGTTAATGGACTAGCCGCAACATCTTCAGGCGCTACGCTTTCAAACGGTAAGCCGCGTCGTATGATGGTAGCAGGTACTTCAGCAGCTGTCACATTTGCTTCGCAAATCACTAAGACAGAGCCTCTACGTAACCAAACAGATTTCGGCGACATCGTTCGTGGTCTTTCTGTCTATGGTCGTAAGGTTGTTAAGCCTGAAGCTCTAGTTACAGCGTTGATCGGAACTCCATAAGGAGGTCTAGTTAACTAACTGAGGAGGGGGGAAACTCCCTCCTTATATCAACGTACGGAGTAGAATGTGGCAACAATAAAAGTTATAGAAGTTATTAAGCGCGTAGAAGATGTTCTACAAGATTCAAATGTACGATGGCCTCGCGTAGAGTTGCAGAACTGGCTTAATGAGTCGTATTTGCAAATAGTATTATTAAGACCTGATGCCAGTTCTAAGACTGGTACTTTTACTTGTGTTGCTGGAAGTAGGCAATCAATAACATCAGGTTTCTCAAGTGCTCTACGGTTACTAGATGTAGTAAGGAATTTAGCATCTAGCTCAGATAAAAAAGTAGTTCGCCTTATAGATAGAAGTGTTTTAGATGACCAACGTCCCGCTTGGCATACAGAAACAGGTAGTGTTAATACTCAGAACTATACATTTGATATAAGACAACCAAAAGAATTTTTCGTGTACCCACCAGCTACAACTTCTACTCAGTTAGAAGTAGTGTACGCTGATTTACCTGGGGCGCACAGTCTTAGTGCTTCTGCACTAGACCCAACCGGTAGTAATACCGAAGTTATAAAAGTCGATGATACATATCTAAGTGTCATTACTGATTGGATACTATACAGAGCTTTCTCAAAAGATGCCGAGTTTGCAGCAAATGCTGCTAGAGCAGGTGCTCATTACCAGACATTTATGTCGTCTATAGGTAATAAGACGCAGAGTGATGTAGGCTCTTCACCTACGGAGGCAGTGTAAATGGCTACTACTTTATGGGCAAGTTTTTACCCTTATGTACAACCTTATGTTCCTGGGTGTCCAGAAATCGTTATACAATCGCACTTACAGGAGTCTGCTGCTGAATTTTGCGCTGAAAGTGAGGTTTGGAGATATACCATAGAACCAGACTATACTAGCAGCGGAGACTCAGATTATGAGATAGATGTTACTAAGGGTACACTTTTAGAAAATATAATGTACTTATACTTAGATGGAAACATGATGCAGAGAGTGTCCGAAAGGCACTTTAAACCAGCTACCAATAAAGATGGCACCGCTATAAAAGGCACTCCAACGTACTTCTCTGTGCTTGATGATAACAGTATTCGTTTATACCCAACCCCAGACCAGAAGTATACGTTTAATGGTCTAGGAGTACTTAAACCAAAATTATCTGCTACTGGAGTAGAAAGTTTTATTTTTGACACTCATGGTCGCGCTATAGCGGCAGGAGCAATTGCTAGACTTGCGGAGATTCCTAATAAAGAATGGAGTAACCCTGACCTAGCTATGCAGCATCGTATTGATTATGAGCGTAAAATTTCTAACGCTAAAGGAAGAGACACTAGAAGAGTTAATCTTCGCGTGGCTTCTGTAGGCTTTGCTGACTAGGAGGATAAATGGCTGAAACTTTTAAATATGTTCAAGGGGATACCGGCCCTCAGCTGCGTATAACCCTGACTGATGAAGATACAGGCACCGCAACTGACTTAACAGGTGGTACTGTGAAGATGCACTTCAGGGCTGCAGGTTCTACTACTTTACTGTTTACTAAAACTCTAACTATTAGTTCCCCTGCTAGCGGAGGTATTGTGCTCGTTTCTTGGGCATCTGGAGAGTTAGACCAAGACCCAGGAACTTACCACGGTGAGATAGAAGTAACACGTAGTGGAGGCGTTGTAGAGACGTTGTATGATGTAATTAAATTCAAGATTAGGGAAGACTTCGCATGAATCTAAAGTCAGTCGTAGCAATTGCTGCCCTCAAAGCCGCGTATAAGCGGTTAGGGATTACAGCTTCTGTAGCGCCTGACCTTTCTGATTCCGCTATAAAAACTTTAGGTATTACATATAAAGCCAAACTTCTGCCTATTCTTATGGCTGTTGAGCTAGGTTACTTTATTACTGAAATTGATGTAGATGGTAACGCTTTTGTACATGATGGCACAGGGGCAGAAGATGGTCTAATTTATACATTCCTAAAAGGATTGTCTGATAATTCAGCTTTAGTTGATGATGCAGTGTTTGCATTCAATAAAGTTATAAATGAAGCACCAGGTGTTACACATACAGAAGTCTTTGATTTTTATAAGAATATTGCTAATGAAGCTGCAAATGCCGCAGATGCACATGTATTAGATTTAGGTAAACCTCTAACAGACGGTTCCGGAGCTGTAGATGTTTACACGTACGCAGCAACTAAAGCATTAACTGACAATCCAGGTGTTGCAGACTCAATGGATTACGAGCAAGGGAAAGCGTTTGCAGAAAGCCCTGCATTAACTGACGCAGTTGTAAATTCTTTCTTCAAAAACCCATCTGAAGCACCTAATTTTACTGATTCTACTGTTTTTGACAGAAATAAAGTACTTAGTGATACTGTCTACGCTACGGATGATGTTGACGCAAACGCGTCGATTAACGATGACCAAGAAATGCAGTTTGCTAAAAATACTAGTGAACTACCGTCTGTCAGTGATGTTATTGCTATAGTATCTACTTTTGCAAGAAGCTTTACAGAATCACCTGCTATTACAGATTCAGACACGATTGAAACGGGTAAGAATGTATCTGAAAATCCGTCAATTAGTGAAACGCACCATTATAATTTTGATAAACTATTAGGGGATACACCTGCTGTTGATGACGCTTTTGCGCTGCAAGTAACGTTAAACCCTTTTAGCGAAGCGCCAGGTGTTACAGATACACCTAGTGTGGTGCCTAACAAAATTGTTTTAGAAACGCCCTCGTTGACCGACGCGGGGTCGTTACGAAGTCAAGGATACTGCGACTTCACCTTTTTTGAGGAAGACTATGTCGGGGCTTCCAGAACATTTTAATAGGAGTTTGTTATGATTAACGAAAACTTGAAGCTCTCCGGTCAGTTAGGAATCGTCCTTAGAGACAAGGACGGTAACATAAAGGAGGAGCGCACAGAAAGAAACCTTGTAGTAACTACAGGTCTTAACTATATCGCGTCTAGAATGAAGGACGCTTCAGCAACAGCAATGACGCATATGGCTTTAGGCTCAGGTACTACAGCCCCAGCAGCAGGCCAAACAGACCTTGTAACTTTATTAGGTGCTAGAGAAACTTTGGATTCTACTACTGTAACTGCAAATGCCGTTGCTTACGTAGCGTCTTTTGAAGCTGGAGATGCAACAGGTGCTGTAACTGAAGCAGGAATTTTTAACGCTTCATCTGGTGGAACCATGTTATGTCGTACAAAGTTTAACGTTGTTAACAAAGCAGCAGACGATACTATGACTGTAACTTGGACAATCACTTTATCAGCTTCTTAATGAGAATAGGTGTAATTTATGTCTACGATAGTAAATCGAGCCACTAAAGGGTCACCGCTAACTAATGCTGAGGTAGACTCGAACTTTTCCAATTTAAACACCGACAAAATGGAGAAGTCGAGTAACCTCAGTGATCTTTCTAATGCTGCTACAGCAAGAACCAACTTAGGTGTGCCTAGTACTTCTGCTGCTACAGATGAGGCAATAGCTATGGCAATTGCACTTGGCTAGGAGAATAATATATGGCAAACACGTTTAAAAGATTTACAAGTAACAGCGTAGGAACGAGTTTAGCGACAGTTTATACTGTGCCTTCAAGCACTACTACAGTACTTATTGGAGGTGTGGTGTCGAACGTTACCTCAAGTACAATTAATGTAACTGTAACAGCTACAACAAGTTCTACTGTAATTAATTTAATAGGTGAAGATACGCCTATACCGGCAGGTACAGCGCTATCGTTTATTGACGGTAAAGTTGTATTAGAAACAGGAGATATAATTAAGGTAAAGAGTTCAGCGGCTTCTTCGCTTGATACTCATTTATCTGCTATGGAGATAACCTAATGAGTGGATACATTGGCAAAGGGCAACCAGTAGCAATAGATAGTAACTCTGTTGAAACAGCTGATATTATTGATGATGCGGTTACAAACGCCAAAATAGCGACAAATGCAGTCACTGGTGACAGTATTGCTGCTAACGCTGTAGGGCTATCTGAATTAAGCGCCTCTGGTACTGCAAGTAGTTCTACGTACCTTAGAGGGGATAACACCTGGGCTACAGTCGCATCAACAGTATTTCCATTTTATAAAGCCGATGGTAGTTCAGACACAATAGCGATAACTAACGGACAGTTTCCATTTTATAAAGCAGATGGCAGCGCAGATAATATAGGAGTTTCATAATGGCAGATAAAATACCCGTAAAGGCGATATACACAGGGAGTGATGTAACATCGCTAGGTGAGTATACAAGTAGTGATACTATTGCAGCAAGTTACATTAATGGAGTCCCTACGGGTTCTTTGGCTTTAGCTGGCGGAACAATGACAGGAACGCTTACTGCTAAAGTAGCAACAACAGCAACTAATACAGATACATCTAACACAGGAAATATTACTTTAGATTTTAGTACACATCAAAACTTTGTGCTAACACTAACAGGCAATATAACATTAGTAAATCCTTCTACAGAAGCTGTAGGACAATCAGGGTTTATAGCGTTTTTGCAAGATTCAACAGGCGGTAGAACGGTAAGTTTGGGAACTGACTATGAGACTGCTGGAGCAGCAGGTCTAACTCTTACATCAACAGCATCAGCAACTGATTTAGTTCCTTACTTAGTTGTTGCAAGTAACAGAATTTT